AAAGTACTGCATATGTTGACCCTTCAACTAAACGAATCATTGATTTGATGAGAAGAGTTGAAAATAAATAAATAAAAAAAATAACAATAAAAAAATAAAACAAAAATTATGTCACATTTATTAACAAGCGGACAAGTTGGAAATATTGGAATGAACCATATGAAGGCTATTCGTAAAGAAACCCAAGCAAAATGGGATTCATTAGGATTCTTAGAAGGTCTTAAAGGACACGTAAAAGAAAACATCGCTCAATTATATGAAAATCAAGCAACTACATTGTTGACTGAAGCTACAACTGCAACAAACTCAGGTTCATTTGAAACTGTTGTTTTCCCAATTGTACGTAGAGTATTCTCTAAATTATTAGCTAACGACATCGTGTCTGTACAAGCTATGAATATGCCAATCGGTAAATTATTCTTCTTTGTTCCACAAACTTCATCACGTGTTGATGCTGCTGGTACTGCTGGAAGTGATTATGCTGTAGATGGTGGTGCTTACAACACTCAATACTCTGCTCATACAGGTATGAATGGTGGTGTTAACAATTCTGCATTACCAAGTTATATTTCAACTTCAGGTGCTATTGTAACTCCTATGATGGCTAAAAACTTATATGACGCATTTTATAATGACGGATTATTTGATAACTCTAAAGGTACTATGACAATTGTAGCTGGTACTACATCAGCTTGGGCTTTAGGTAACGATGGTCAATACACAGCTATTGCTCCTGGTGGAACTCTTGCTACAGCTACTGACGGTTCTGTAAGAAGTATTATTTTAGGTTTATCAGGTTTCTCTCCTTCTGCAACTAAAGCAGTTATGACAGGTGCTGATGGTAACCAAATGGATACTGAATCATTCTTGGCTTCATTACATGTATTAACAACTAACGCTATCCTAGATAAAGACGGTAATACAATTATTGCAGCTGGTAAAGAAATTCCTTTCCGTTTAGTTACTCAACAATATGGTAAAGGTATTGTAACTTATTCTTCAATTAGTGATGCTACTGGAACTTGTTACTTAGGTTTAGATTTATCTCACCCAGTTGGTTCAAGTAATGGTGCTACACAAGTTGCTGGTACAGCTACTTATGATGGTTATGTTGGTGCTTCTGCAACTACATTAAGCTCATACACATTCACAAGTGCTTATGCGCAATATGCAACATTAGAACTTGAAACTGAAATGGGAGAAGTATCTTTCAAATTAGATGAAGTTGTTGTATCTGTTGAAGAAAGAAAATTACGTGCTACTTGGTCTCCAGAGCTTGCTCAAGACGTTAGTGCATTCCACAACATCGATGCTGAAGCTGAATTAACTGCAATGTTATCAGAACAAGTAGCTGCTGAGATTGACCGTGAAATCCTTAGAGATATCCGTAAAGCAGCAGCATGGCAATTGAGATGGGATTACAATGGATGGAGAAAAGCTTCAACTACTGCAAGTCCTTATACTCAAAAAGACTGGAACCAAACTCTTATTACTAGAGTGAACCAAACTTCAGCTCAAATCCACAAATCTACTCTTAGAGGTGGTGCTAACTTTATCGTAGTTTCTTCTGAAATCTCTGCTATCTTTGATGATTTAGAATACTTCCACGTAAGTGATGCTAACCCAGAGCAAGACCAATATAACATGGGTATCGAAAGAATTGGTACATTAAGTGGACGTTACCAAGTGTATCGTGACCCTTATGCTCCAGCTTACTCTGTAATCATTGGACACAAAGGAAAATCATTGTTAGACACTGGGTATATCTATGCTCCATACGTGCCATTACAATTGACACCTACAATGTATAACCCATTTAACTTTGCTCCAGTTAAAGGTATTATGACAAGATACGCTAAAAAAATAGTAAATAATCGTTTTTACGGGCATGTAAGAGTAGATGGTGTACCTACATTCAACATCAACGAATTAAGATAATAACTTAACAATTATATAAAAAGGTGGATTTATTCCACCTTTTTTATTTAATGGACTTGACTTTTAAATCTTTTGTTCGTATATTTGTATTATGAGTAAAAAAATAGAATTAACACAGGAACAAATCTTAGAATGTCTTAGATTATATAACGAAGAATTAATGGGTTCACCATCAATAAGTGAGAGAATGGGAATACATAAAACAATCATTATTAGAACACTTAAAAAAAATGGTGTGGAAATGGGACAATCTGGTAGAAGGAATATTGGTGGTAAATCAGTAGCAAATAAAAAATATTATGATATTAATAAAGAAATTATTTCTGATTGGTATAAAGATTGGGCTAAAAGTAAGGGAGAATATTTAAAAGAAAAACACACAAAATGGAGGAATAATAATAGAGAACATGTTAATAAATATTCTAGGGAGTATGAACGTATGCGTTGTGCTACGGACCCTAAATATAAATTAGCTAGATGTACAAGAACATCTGTTTGGACATGTTTAAAAGAACGTAATGTAAATAAAACTAATAAAACATTTGAATTATTGGGTTATTCAATTGAGGACCTGATGATACATCTGGAAGCATTATTTACTGAAGGGATGACATGGGATAATTATGGTGAATGGCATGTTGACCATAAGATACCTATGTGTAGTTTTCTATTTGATAGTACTGATGATATTGGATTCAAAGAGTGTTGGAAATTAAGTAATCTTCAACCATTATGGGGTCCAGATAATTTAAGCAAAGGGACAAAACTTTTATAGATACTGGGATATTTATAAGTATGAAATATGAAATAAAAAAACTCCTTAGGGAAGGTATAAATGTTTTAAAAGAATATAGTTCAAAAAAAGAATGGGATGGTTTTTTAAAAAACCATACAAATAATTGGGGTCGGGTTGAGTTTTTATTGGGTGATGGGAAGACTAGTGTAAATGCTGATTTTGATGGTTTGACTATTTATATTACCCATAAACCACATAAAAATAGTGGTAGGATTATACGAAAAGAAGAGAACTATAAAGATATTGAAAATTTTATATATCGATTAAAAGAATTAGCTTTTGGTAACAAACAATTTAAAATGACTGATGATAGAAACTCGTGGGTCGAGTTTTAATATAAAAATATTTATGAAAGAAATTATACGAACGTTATTACGAGAACATTTTTTAAACACACCGTTTAAGGGTAAAAATGTTTTATATCATTCAACACATATAGATTCATTAGTTAATATATTAAATACTAATGAAATTCAACCTAAGACTGAACAAATAATTAATACTAGACTAAACAGAGATGCTAATAGTAAATATAAAGGTGTTTCATTTACTAGAAACCAAAACCATAACTATGGTGATGTAAAACTAATATTAGATGGTGATTTAATAAAAAGAGATTATGGTAGAAATATAGCACCACATGATTGGTCTAGAGCTGGGTCTTCTGGTGAAACATCCAGACCAAAATCGTCACCAAAAAGAAATAACGGTTTTAATGATTATGAATTTGAAGAATTTTTAATTGGTCCACTTAAAAACCTTAAAAAATATTTATTAGGTATTCAATTACTTAAACCAACTGATTTAACTATGTCTTGGCTTATTGATGAAGAACCAGAATTATATAAATCTTTTAAAGAAGTCACAATCAATATTCCTATCTATGATATGAATTTTAAACCAGTTAACGATATTAATTAATTATCTAAACTATATTTAGCATAATGAATTTTATCACCAAATTTATTAACTCCAATAACGTTTTCAGTTTTTATATTATGACCATCTTTTTTAAGTTCAAAGATTGTGGCTGCTAATCTAGTATTACCTAAATGGTTAAATGCATACCATGGGCTAACTGAACGATTATTAGCCATTGCATCAAGTACTCTTTGTTTTTGTGTTGTTTTAGACATTTTATTTATTTTTAGTTATTAATATTGGTCAAAGGTATAACAAATATTTTAAATAACCAAATAAATAATTAATTATTTTTCAAATATTTTAACCATCTTAGTTTTGATTCATAAGAGTTAATAGTCAAAAATAGTTTATTAATGAATGTTAATGGGTTTTTCCATTTTAAACTAAACTTTATTTTATCAGCCATATCTTTAGCGTTTTTAGTATTTAATATTGTGTTAAAAATATTTACGAATGGTATTTCTATAGATGTCACTACAGGTATTTTTTGAGATATAAAATCAGCTGTAACTATATTGTATGTTTCACTTAAATATATTTGTAAACCTAAATCCATTTTTGAAACTAATTCTAAAAATTTATCATGTTTATACCATTTGTGTTCAATTAGTTTATGTTTAGAACCTAAAAATAATGCTCTAATGTTTTTTAAAGCATTATCACCCTTTTGTTCTACTCTTTCAGTATTTATATGTAAATGTAATATTTTATCATTATTATCTGCATATATTATACTAGCAATAGCTTGGACTAATGAATTTTTCATTGGTCTTATTGCACCAAATAAACCAATATTAACAACATTATCGTTATTTTTATGTTGTTTTATTTTAAAAAAAAATGGGTAATAATTGGGTAGGTAAATTATTTTTTTTTGCAATATAGGTTCTAATGATTCAACAAAATGTTTTGAGTTTGCAGTTATATAAACATTATCATATTTCATATATTTTTTTAACCAATCAATAGCAATACCTTCATTAGCAATGAATGGTACTTCTGAATGTATTCTAATTAGCCATTTAACTTTTGGGTGTAATTTTTGTAATATTTCAAATTTTTCAGGTACAACCCATAACGCTTCTATTATAACAATTTCTGGATTATATTTTTTAACTTCTTTATCAATACCATTGTTATCAAATACTTCAACTAACACGCTATTAATATCGTTATTATTTAACATATTATTCACAAATGTTGCTGAGTTATATAACCCACTATTAACAGTTGAGTATACTGATTCATGATATAATTCTCTTTTCTTTAGAATAAATAATGTTTTGGTTTTTTTATTTGACATTGGTTTTCGTTTATAATAAATATAAAGATTATCAAATAAAAAAACCAAATAATTAACTTTTATTTTATTTTATTTATTATATTTTATTACCACATTTGCTACAATATTTATCATCTTTTGATGTTTTTGCACCACATTTGGTACAATATCTTTTGATGTTTATGTCTTCGCTTGTGTTTATTTTTTGTGATACAGGTAACATTTTATATTCTACAGTATGAAAAGCAGAATATTCAAATATTAAATCAACTGTTTTTATGATTTGTTTAGAATCAGAACCTTTTTCAACCCTACCAGTTTCAACTTTTGACCTGTATTTGTTATTTGAATTTAATGATTTAGGTTCTGATAATTCAATTTCTCGGCTAAAATCTTGTTCCATACAATCCATTGTTGCTAAACCATCGTGTATTGGGCTTGAATAATTAACGTTAGTAAAACTTTGTGGTGATATACCGCTAGTATACGTTACATTTGTTGTGGTTTGACCAACATAACCACTAGTTGTTGTACCAACTATTGGGTTGTAGGTGTTACCACGTAAAATACCACCGCCACAATTGTTAGTGGTATTTATACCTAAAAATAAATTTGGTTGTCTTTCTCTAAAGAATTGAACTTTAAAATCACCATTTTTAGCAATAGCTTGTTTAACTTCTTCTGATTTACTTACTTCGTAAGTATCAAACATAAATTTTTTAGCCACATCTAGATAACGGTCTAAGAAAACTCTTTCCCCAGGTTTTAAAACTAAACCACCTTGGGAGATTGGATTTCCATTAAGTATTATTTTTGCTAAAATAGTATGAGTTGTAGGGTTGAAAATTTCAATTGAAAATTCTTGTCCCTTTTGAAGATAATATGTTGGTAATTCACCAGCATTTTTGTAGACTTTAAGTCTTGATTTGTTCACGGTCAAATTTGCCGTAGGAGCCATTGGCCCACTCATTGTTTGTGTGTAATTCATTTTTTTTAACTTTTTAATTTTTTATTAGTGTACCAATACCTTTGTTGTTATACAACTCTAAACCGTTTTAATGGTCGGGACTGATACGTAGTTAACGTAATTATAAATATATTCTATTGTTGAAATAAGTCAAGTGATTTATTAAATTATTTTATTGAAAGTTTTGACCTTGTTCACAAATTGTTGATTGTATTGTACTCCACCAAGTCGTTGATTCGTCTGGCATTGAATCACCAGACATACCACCATAAGAAACTTCTTTGTTTATGTTTATATCAGCTTGTTTCCAATATTTAAGTGGTTTGGTTATTCTAGCCCACATTTTAGGGTTTTCAATTGGTTTACCGATAGCATTGATTATTAAATTAAGACCTTCTTTGTACGTGGAAACTGTCATAGTGTTACAAGCGGTCTGTGTACCTTTATTCATATTCTGACCATCAATAATTTCTTCTTTAATACCCCTCAATTTTTTATTATGAATGATATAAGCATCAATATCTGATTCTTTATAGCCTAATAATTGACCTATCCTTCTTGAATCTTTCTCAGTTGCGTTGTAAGCTAAATAACCGTCATATTTTTCTGCAATTTTTAATAATTCTAAAGCATCTATTTTTCCTTTATCATTATAAATGATATAAGCATTATTTGGGTTTAATGGTACTTTTATTGCATGTATCTTATTATCTTTTATTAATTTTATTTCATCAGGTCTAAGCATTACAACGAACCCAACGTTTCTTTTGTTATTTATAATTGTCATTATAGAATCATAATTGTTATAATCATCACTAGCATTAATTATTTCATTAATACTTTCTCTAAGTAGTTTTTGTATTAAATTTTTCATTATTGACCGTTGCGTAACTCAACTTGGTTAATGATGTCGAATTGAATTACATTTTTAAGTGTTGTTACCTCTAAATTAGATGTAATTAATACATCTAAGTAATAGGTATTAGGTATCAGACTTTCTGTATCCAATAAAAAGTAATAATGATTATTAGCCATTTCAACTGGTTGGAAATCTATTACTGTTAATTCACTGGTACCTTCACTAACATAAAGTCTATATTTTATATCGCTAATTGCTTGTGTTTGCTCTACTGTATATGGTATTCTTGCAGATATTATAACTTTTCTAATATCACCACGCTTAATTTTTTCTTTATTTTTTAAACCACCAACTCCAATACCAACTTTTTTAGGTAATGTATCATAATCACCCATATTATAATAGCCCATGGAGTCTTTTGGTACAAAGTTAAGTGTTATATTTGGTCTTGATACACCACCTATTGTTATTCCAGACCAAACATCTGAATACATGGTTTCTAAATTATCACCATCTGTTGGGACCAATATATCTATTGAATATACCCCTTTGGTTACATGTGTTATATTTGTAGGTGTATATGCTGATACTAATACATCCAATTGGTTGTAAACGTTTACACTTGGTTTTGAATCCAAATTAGTAGGGTTTCCAGCAAGATTAACGTAAAGATATAGTTTGTTACCCTTGTCTAGAAAAAAGTTATTCCTATCGTCTGTAATGTGGTTAGAATTTATTGTCTCTACATATGGTTCATAAAATGTTTGAGTATTATTTGTGAAAAAACCAACATAATTAATTGAATTTGAATTGGTAAGTTCTAGTCCTCTAATATATGCAATACCTAAACCATAATTTGTATCACCAGTTAACACACCATTAACATATGAGGTTATATCCATTTCAATATTTTCATTACCTTTATCAAAATGTTGGCTTGTTATTATTGTTGTTGGATTACCTGAATAAACACCAGTTCCACCAGACCAAAAATCAGTTGTTGTTGCATTTATCCAGTTAGATGGGCTATTTGAAAACGCACAATCACCATTTATTAAATCACAAACTTGGTAGTCGTATCCAACACCATTATCCCAATTTTGGTCTATTTTAAATAAAATAAGGTCGAATGAAGAAGCTCTACATTTAGACCCCATAGTTCCGTTTAATAAATCTTTATCAAATGAACCAGTATTTGTCAGTCTAAGTGTATGCGTTAATTTAGTTAAATCTGTGAATGTACCATCGTTATATAAACTTTTAAGTCTAGTTTCGTCAAAATGGAATAAAAACCTACTGTATTGTTCGTTACCAACAGGACCACCATAATAAAGTTCTGCAACTGGATTCAATCCTGTATTTGTATTTGAATTTTTTATTATTGTATTATTTTTATCTATGAATGTTCTTATTACCATGAATATAGTTTATTTATAAATATCTAAAAATAGTTAAAAAAAATAACAATTATTTTGTCTTTATTATATTAAACCACGTTTTAAAGATATTTATATTAAAACATAAATAGATGAATAATAGATTAATACTTAGAACACTTACAAGCCCTTATGGTGATATTGATAAAGGTAGTGTATTATCGCACGCTGATGTTGATAATAACTTTATATTTTTAAAGGGTGAGACTATTTATACAGCAACAACAGAAAATGGTTTTATAACTTTTAAAAAATTAAACGGTGACGAAATAACATTTCAAACTAGTTCTGGTTCAACAGACACCTATATAACTGGTGGAACTTATTCGTTAGGGACAGCTATATTTACAAATAATATAGGTGATACTTTTAGTGTTAATGGGTTTTATACTGGTTTTACTGGTGGTATAGTAAATGGTTTAACTGCTAACACAATAAGTGCAACAACTTATTTAAATTTACCAACAGATATTAGAGTAACAGGTGGTACGTATTCTAACGGAACAACTATATTTACAAATAATACAGGTGGTACATTTAATGTAACTGGATTTAGTACACCATTTACAGGTGGTACCGTAACTGGGGCCACAAATTTCACTGGTGGTTTAACAGCTAACACAATAAGTGCAACAACATATCAAAATTTACCAACTGATATTAGAGTTACTGGTGGTACCACAAATAATGCCACAAAAATATATACATTTACAAACAACACAGGTGGTACATTTAATGTAACTGGATTAACCGATATCTACGTTACTGGTGGTACGTTTAATGCTGGAACAACAACATTTACTAATAGCACAGGTGGTACATTCAACGTAACTGGTTACAATACTGGTGATACGTATACTACAGGTTTTACTTATACACCGACACAAAATAAATTAACAATATCTAGAAATCAAGGCCAACCAGATTTAAATGTTTTTGTAACTGCGGTGTCTGGTTTAACCATATCTGATTTAGTAAGTGATAGAATTGTTTACACAACAACTGGTGGTAAATTAATAACTGGTACAGCTACTTTTGATGGTACTAATATGGTATTACCAAGTGCTGGTTCACTTAGTGTGGGTACTGGTGGTTCGACTATTGGTTCTGGTGGTTCTGCTGGTGTTGCTGGTACTGGTGATTTGACTGTTCACGGTAATCTAACCGTATTTGGTGGTAGTGTATCCGCATTTACATCACAATTATATGTTGAGGATAATAATGTTATTCTTAACTATAACCCAACTGGAAGTACAATTGCTACATCTATAGGTGCTGGTTGGACTATTCAAGATGGTAATGGTGTGTCTGGTGGTAGTGTTAATATGGATATTAGAGCTATGAATACCCTTACGGGTCTTACAGCTTCACAAGTACCTAATATTACTGAATATAGTGGACCAACTGGTTTCGCAAATAGAGGTTGGGTTACTCAATTAAATGATATCGTTATTAGAAGTACTAATATTACAACCCCTAACGGGGTTAGAGTACTTACTGAATTTGATATTTTAGATGGTGGACAATATTGATAACTAATTGATTACAAATGTGTTATAATTAAAGATGTGATATTCACATCTTTTTTTTATTTAAACACTTTTTGTTATATATTTATATTATAACAGTTATATAACTGAATACAGAATAACTCTATATAGAGA